TGTTCCATAAACTATATGAAGGAGCTCTTCAAGGAACAAATGAATTTGATGCCACGCGTGTAGACTGGTGGGATGTACCTGGAAGAGATGAGAAATGGAGGAAGATGACTATTGAGAATACATCTGAACTTCAGTTTGACCAAGAGTTTGGCAACTCATTCCATGGTACAGGTAATACATTAATATCTGCAGATATCTTATTAGCACTAAGAGCTATGAATCCTATAGAAATGCTTAATAATGTAAAGATATGGAATCAACCAGAGGAAGGCCATAATTATTTAATGTTTGTTGACGTATCTAGAGGAAGAGGCCAAGACTATTCCACATTTACAGTCATAGATGTCTCATGTAACCCCTTTGTGCAGGTGTGTACGTACCGTGATAACATGATAAGCCCTTTATTACTTCCTGACATGATATACAAGTATGCTACACATTATAATGAGTGTTATGTGGTGATTGAATCTAACGATGCAGGACAAGTAGTATGTAATGGTTTATACTATGAATTAGAATATGAGAACGTATTCGTAGAGTCTATGATTAAAGCGAATGCTATTGGTGTAAATATGACTGCTAAAATTAAAAGAATTGGCTGTTCTAATATAAGAGATATTATGCAGCAAAAGAAATTAGCAATAAAAGACGAAGAAACAATTAGAGAGATGAGTACATTTGTAGCAAAAGGATCATCTTACCAAGCAGATCATAATTCAAATGATGACCTCATGATGAATTTAGTTATGTTTGGATGGTTCACATCTACTCCTTTCTTTGCAGAATCAACCGATGTAGATATGAAACAAATGTTATACAAGGAAAAAGTTAAACAATTAGAAGATGAAGTCATACCAGTAGGTATTATACCACAGCAAAATGATGATGACCACCCATTTGGGAAGGGTTGGCAAATATGGAAAGCTTAAGTAGTATAAATAAGTATATTGAGAAAATCCTTATTATGAATAATCTTATCAATAACATGAAGGAGTTTAGATGGCTAATCTAGTTTCGCCTGGAGTACAGGTAAAAGAAATCGATTTGACCAATGTAGTACCGTCAGTATCAACAACATCAGGAGCCATGGCTGGAAGTTTTGCCTGGGGAGTTGTTAATGAAGTTGTCACTGTATCATCGGAAACACAACTGATCGAAACGTTTGGAAAGCCAGATGCGAATACTTTTGAAAGTGTTCTCACGGCAGCCCAATTTCTAAGTTATGGCAGCGCTTTAAAGGTTGTCAGAGCTGTAGGAGCATCAGCACTAAATGCCACGGCATCAGGTACTGGTATTCTATCACAAAACAAGACCGTATTTGACGGTCAAACACCTGCAGCAGGAGACTGGACGCAAGCCCGATACCCTGGTGTTACAGGTAACGCGGTGGGTGTATCCGTCGCGACAGCAACACAAGCACTAACAGCATGGCAAGCAACACATGTTGAAAGTATAGCTGGAACATCAGCAGGAGCAGCAGCGGTAGGCGGTTCTAATGATGAAATACACATATTTGTTTATGATACAAACGGAACAATTACTGGTACAGAAGGTACCATACTTGAAAAGTTTACTTATCTATCGCAAGCAAGTGATGTTAAGGGCACTAGCGGAGAATCTTTATACTATAAAGATGTCGTTAATTCCCAGTCAGAATGGGTCTATATCGGTAATCACCCAGCAGCTTTGACAGATGCAGGTGAATCAGCAACTAGTAATGCATTTACAAATGTTGCATCATTTTATATTGCCTTAAGTGGTGGTATTGATGATAATGTACTAACTGTAGGTGAGACTACTACAGCTCTTGCATATTTCGCCGATGCAGAAACAATGGACATGAGCTTAATGTTTCAATCAAACTCTTCACTGAGCGCGACTGATAATATTACACTAAGTAATTATATTACAGCTTTATGTGCAGCAAGAAAAGATGCGGTTGGCTTTGTCTCACCAGAGAGAGCGGCAACAGTAAATGTAACAGCGGCTGCGGCTTTAACAGCAATAGCAGCATGGAGAACAGGAGCAACCTCAACGTCTTATGGCTTTGCGGATTCTGGTTCTCTATATGTGTATGACAAGTACAATGATGTATATCGTTGGATTTGTGCGGCTGGATCAACAGCAGGACTAACGGCTAACGCCGACTTAGTTGCTGATGCTTGGTTCTCACCGGCAGGTTTTACACGTGGTAATGTTCGTAACGTTACTAAACTAGCATATAATCCTAATCAGGCAGATAGAGATGCTCTATACAAGACAGGTGTAAACCCTATTGTTACATTTCCTGGTGCGGGTACAGTGTTATTTGGTGACAAAACTCTACAAGCTAAACCATCAGCGTTCGATAGAATTAACGTTCGTAGATTGTTTATCGTATTAGAGAAGGCTGTTAGCACAGCATCGAAAGCATCATTATTCGAATTTAATGATGAATTTACAAGGGCTCAATTCAGAAACATGGTTGAACCATTTTTAAGAGACGTTAAGGGTCGTAGAGGTATTACGGACTTTAAAGTAGTTTGTGATGGCACTAATAACACAGGAGCAATTATTGATACCAATAAGTTTGTTGCTGATATTTATGTCAAACCTGCAAGATCTATTAACTATATAACACTAAACTTTATCGCTACGAGAACTGGCGTAGAGTTTTCTGAAATTGCAGGAGGTAACTAATGGCTATTTTAGGCGTAGATGATATGAAAGGCCAATTAATTGGTGGCGGTGCAAGACCTAATTTATTTCAGGTCACACAGAACTTCCCCGGTTTAATTATAAAGCCAAACTCAACGAAGGCGTCATACATGACAAAGATGGCATCGTTGCCAGCAAGTACTATTGCTCCTATTCCAGTTCCATTTAGGGGTCGTACGTTACAGATAGCTGGTGATAGAACATTTGAACCATGGACGATCACGGTCATTAATGACAATGACTTTGATGTACGAAATGCATATGAAGATTGGATGAACATGATTAATGGTCATAATAACAATACTGGTATAATCAAGCCAGATAGTTATATGGCTGACATGGTCGTTGAACAACTAGATAAAGCTGGTACTAGTATTAAAAAATACGATATCAGAGGTTGTTTCCCAACTACTTTGGGTGCGATTGAACTTTCGTATGATTCAGAAAATGTTATTGAAGAATTCACTGTTGAACTGCAAGTTCAATATTGGGAGTCTGATACTACAACGTAAATCATCGATAAACATAAGGAGTGCCGAAAGGCACTCTTTCTTAAGTGTTATAAATATATTTAAGAAAGAGTGAATTAGGAACAGGAATGTATGGCAGAAAATAACGGCGTAACACTATTTGGCTTTGAGTTTAAACGAAAGGCAATAGAAGATAAAAAGAAACCTTTATCATTCGCAACCGAGAATGAGGATGGCGCGTACGAAATTTCCCCAACTGGTGGACACTTTGGTCAATATATGGATCTTAGTGGAGATAAGTTCGAGTCAGATAAACTATTAATAATGAAGTACCGTTCGATATCAGCATATCCAGAAGTGGATATGGCGATTGAAGATATATGTAATGAAGCAATCACAGATGAGAACGGCATTATTGTTAAATTAAATCTTGATAACTTAGATCAAGCAGACAATGTTAAAGATCTAATCATGGAAGAATTCGATAGAATTCTAAACTTAACTAACTTCTCTATGTCATCATACGATACATTTAGACGTTGGTATGTAGATGGACGTTTATTTTATCATGTTATTATTAATGAATCTAAGCCTGATGCTGGTATATTAGAACTAAGACAAATAGATCCAACAAAGATTCGTAAGATTAAAGAAGTCGAAAAGGTTAAAGACCCTAAGACCGGTGCTGAACTTGAAAAAGAAGGCCAAGAATATTACCTCTATCAAGATGATGTATTAATTAATAACGCAGAAGGCTTACGTATTAATCCTGATGCTATTATTCAAGTTAACTCAGGTCTATTAAACGAAGAACGCAATAAGGTTATTGGCTACTTAAATAAAGCCCTTAAACCTTTAAACCAATTAAGTATGATGGAAGACTCACTTGTCATCTATCGTATATCAAGAGCACCTGAACGTCGTATATTTTATATAGACGTAGGTAATCTACCTAAGGGTAAGGCTGAAGAATACCTTAATAACACGATGAATAAGTATCGTAATAAGGTTGTATATGATCCTTCTACCGGTAATCTAAAAGATGAGAAGATCCATCGTAATGTCATGGAAGACTTTTGGTTGCCACGTAGAGAAGGCGGCCGTGGTACAGAAATCGATACTCTTCCAGGTGGTTCAAACCTTGGTGAGATTGAAGATATACAATACTTCCAAAACAAATTATATAGGGCTTTAAATATTCCTATGTCACGATTAACAGAAGCAGATGCATTTTCTGTTGGTCGTTCCTCAGAAATCACTCGTGATGAACTTAAATTTCAAAAGTTTATAGATCGTTGCCGTGGTAAATTCTCAACATTATTCTATGAAGCGCTTAAGAGACAATTGATCCTTAAAAAGATTATAGTGCCAAGCGACTGGGTAAACATCCGTGAAGACATTGTTGTTGAGTATTCTAGAGATAATTACTATGCTGAACTTAAAGATACTGAAATCCTTAAGGAACGTATAGAAACTCTTCAAATGATGGACGAATATATTGGTACGTTCTGGTCTAAAGACTGGGTCCGCCGCAATATTCTGAAATTGGATGATGAGATGATTAAACAAATAGCGAAGGATAACAAGAAAGATCCTATCGAACCAGGTGATATTAATCCAGATTTATCAAATGCACCTATATAAACAATAAGTATACATAAAGTTTACTGGAAATAAACATTTTTATAAATACTATACAGAGATATTATGAGCACAAGAACACTAATTGACAATATAAAAACGGGCGATGCGCAGAAGAGCAACAATACTTTTAATAGTATTATGCAAGATAAAATATTAAGCGCATTGAATAATCATAAACAAGAAGTTGCTTCTAAAATGTATGGAGCGACGAACGATGCTCCAGCAGTAGAAGAACCTGCGGTGGAGACACCAGAGGGAGAAGTTGCAACAGATGCTGACGTTTAAGGAATCATTCAATGAAGTAATTGAAGCTAAATTAAAGCTCCCGTCGGGTGAAAAGGTAGCCAAGGAATTAACCAAACTTGGAAAGAAAAAGAAAACATCTGCAGTCATAACAAACAAATTCAATCTATATATTGATGGAATTAAGCTTGACAAATTTAAAGATTTGAAAAGTGCTGAAGATGGATTAAAGGATTTCCTCAATTTAATGGGAGCTTAAATGAAGTTAATTACGGAATATATTCAACACCAACTTGGTTTTTCTATTGAAGAGAATAAAAAAACCGGTAAGAAAAGTACTTTCTTAGAAGGTGTGTTTATGCAAGCAGAAAACAAGAACAAAAACGGTCGTATATATACGCGTGAAGTTCTTACACAGGCCGTTGACAAATTTGTCAATGAGCAAGTTATTACAGGTCGTGCAGTTGGTGAATTGAATCACCCTGATGGCCCTTCCATTAATTTGGATAAAGTTTCTCACAGAATTACCGAACTTAGTTGGGATGGTAATAATGTGATGGGAAAAGCACTTATTTTGGATACCCCTATGGGTCAGATTGTAAAAGGTTTGGTCGAGGGTGGCGTACAACTTGGAGTGTCTAGTCGTGGTATGGGAAGTCTTAGTATGAAAGACGGGGTTAATTATGTTAAGGATGATTTTCTACTTAACACTATCGATATCGTACAAGATCCTTCTGCCCCTAATGCTTATGTAAATGGCATTATGGAAGGAGTATCTTACGAGATGGATAGACCTGGTCATTATACTATGACAATTGAAAAAGGTGAGACAGAAGTGAAAGAGCCTATTAAAGAGAGTTACTCGGAAGAGCAACAGTCTGCAGGTTTTGAGCATTTCCTCTCTAAACTATAATCTCTATAGGAGAATACAATGTCTGAAGTTATTAAAGACGAAAGTATTGATGAAACAGTAGATGAGGTTATTGTTGAGGATACGCAAGTAGAAGCTGAAGCGGATTTAGATATCCCCGAAGCACCTCTAACAGCAGCTCGTACAGTATCAGCAATACAAGCTTCTTTGACAGAAATGTCTAAAGAAGGCCTTGACGCAATCTTTGAAGCAGCGGAAAAAGCTAAAGCTAAAGCAGCTAAAGTGGAAGACGATGAAGAAGAAGAGGGCGATGAAGAAGAAGGCGACGAAGATGAAGGTGAAGTAGAAAATACTAAAGCATCTAAGAAAGAAGGCAAAGCTAAGAAAGAAAGTAAAAAAGCTAAGACTGAAGTCGTAGATGATGACGAGAAGGACACTGAAGGTAAAGCACCGGCTAAGAAAAAGAAAGTCAAGTCGGATGATGGTACTGAAGGTGATACCGTTGAGTCAAAAGGTAAAGGTAAATTCAAAGAAGACGTGGAAGCATTAGTTAAGGACGAGGACACATTGTCTGAAGGCTTTAAAGATAAAGCGGCTACTATTTTTGAAGCAGCACTTACATCAAAAGTCAACGCTGAAACAGCAAAATTAGAAGAGCGTTATGCATCTGATTTGGCTGGTGAAGTTGAAGCTATTAAAGAAGATTTAGTTGATAAAGTAGACGGGTACTTAACGTATGTCGTTGAAAACTGGATGACAGATAACGAAGTTGCAATTGAGCATTCTTTGAAGTCTGAAATCACTGAATCATTTATTGAATCACTTGGTACATTATTTGCCGAGCACCACATCAATGTTCCTACGGACGCTGGAGATATCTTAGATTCTCTGTCTGAAGAAGCTAAAGATGCTAAAGCTCAGTTGAATGATGCTACTGCTCGTGCTATGGAACTTTCTGAGAAAGTTAAAACTTTTGAAAGAAAAGAAATAGTTAGTGAAGCATGTAAAGGTTTAGCTGCAACTGAAACTGCAAAATTATCTGAATTAGTTGAAGGTATTGAAGCCGACTCTAATGAAGACTTTGCTAAAAAGGTAGCAACAATTAAGGAATCTTACCTTAACAAAGATGCCGCGGTAGATGCAAAAGATGTAGATGCAATTACTGAGGATACACAAGACCAAGATATTTCTGATCAAATGAAGTCATATCTTAGCGCACTTTCGCGTAAATAATCCATATTAAGGAGAATATTAAAATGGAAATTAATCAACAAATACTACAGGAAAAATGGGCCCCTGTACTTGATTCTGAAGAAGCTGGCAGTATAACTGATCAGCACAAACGCAGAGTAACTGCGGTTGTTCTTGAGAACCAAGAAAAAGCTTTCGCTGAAGAGCGTGCACACATTGGTGCTTTGCATGAAACTGCTGCAAACGCTATGGGCGCATCTAGCTCAACTGCTGGCGCGGGTAACATTGATACTTGGGATCCAGTACTTATCTCATTAGTGAGACGTGCTACTCCTAACCTCCTTGCATTTGATCTTGTTGGCGTACAGCCAATGACTGGACCAACTGGTCTGATCTTTGCAATGAAATCTCGTTACACTAGCCAAACTGGTGACGAAGCGTTATTCGATGAAGCGGACACTGAATTTTCTGGTGCTCCTTCTGGTGACTTATCTACGCACTCAAGCGATCCGTTCGCTGCGGAAGATACAGCTGGTCCTGACTCAGATACTGTACACGAGTATCAGCCAGGTTCTGGTAACACTACGGCAACTGCTGAAGCACAAGGTAACTCTGGTCCTGCTATTCCTCAAATGGCGTTCTCAATCGATAAGACTACTGTGACTGCAAAGTCTCGTGCTCTTAAAGCTGAGTACACTACTGAATTAGCGCAAGACCTTAAGGCTGTTCATGGTCTTTCTGCTGAAACTGAGCTGGCAAACATTTTGTCAACTGAGATTCTTGCTGAAATGAATCGTGAAATCATCCGTCTAGTAAACGTTAACTCTGTAACATCCACTCGTGGTAATGCTGCAGGTAACTTTAACTTTGCTGGTAACGTCGATACCGACGGCAGATGGTTTGCTGAGAAAGCTAAAAGCTTAGTACAAGCTATGGAAATCGAAGCTAATACAATTGCTGTTTCTACTCGTCGTGGAAAAGGTAACTGGGCTATCGTTTCTCATGGTGTTGCTGCTGCATTAAATGCTGCAGGCGCTATGGATACTGGCATGGGTACTAGCGGTCCACAATCATTGACATCTGATGTTTCAGGTTCATTGTTTGCTGGTACTGTTTATGGTTCAATGAAGATCTATATTGATCCTTATGCAAGCGTAGACTACTTTACTATTGGTTATAAAGGTACTAACCCTTATGACGCTGGTATGTTCTATTGCCCATACGTTCCATTAAGCATGATGAAGACAATTGGTGAGAATGACTTCCAACCAAGAATCGGATTCAAAACTCGTTACGGCGTAGCTGACAATCCATTTGTTACTGCAGGTAATGGTAACAACGTATACTACAGAAAACGTAAGGTCTTAGGCCTGTAATTTTCTAAAGTTACAAAAGAAGATCCCCCTTTATTGGGGGATTTTTTTTAACTATAAATAGTACATGAATTATTTGGTATTATATCAAGGTGGAATGGCAGGCACATGGTTAGCTTGGTTAATTAATCAACATGATAATTTTCCTAAATACCCTAAACATGTAAAAGAATCAGGCCTTGATATTGGTTGTTGGGGAGCAGATTGGGAAACCGAAAAAGAAACATTTAAAGAATCTAGACAACACGTAATAAGTAATACAAAGAAGGATTGTATAAAGATAATTCCTCTTCATGAATTAAGAGATCCTATTGCAATGCCACATGATATTGATAGACCATTAAGAGATTTAGTATTTAGTGAAGTAAATCCAGTTAAAGTAATATATCCTATTGTAACAACAATGAGAGAAGAATTTATTGCTAGATGGAATAAGCTTGAACTTGGTAGTCCCGTTATAGAACAAGGCTGGACTGAATGGGATTGGTTTGTTGACCAGGAAGAACCATACGGTGATATAGTTAAAATCGATATGGGTAAATTATTGTCAGGTGATATATGGCAATACTATAAATTATGTAATGAAATAGAAGAGGAACCGTTGCCAAATATACAAGAACTTATTAATGATTACAAGAAATTTTTCGTATAAATATATAATATGCCAAACTTTTTAAATCCATCATCGTTCGTAATGACTCTAGATAGCCAGACATATTCTGGCGCTCAGTTTACAGTACAGACTATGATGCTCCCAGACGTATCTGCGGAAGGTGCACCTGTAACATTTAAACAAGTAAATGTTGCAATGGCTGCAGATAAAGTAATGTTTGCCCCATTAGAATTAAGTTATCTAATCGATGAGGATCTTTTAAACTATAAAGAGATCTTTGATTGGATGAAGATGGGGATAGAGACAAACCATCAACAAGCAATTATTGGCAACAATCATGTACGAGATCTAACCCTAACTGTTATGAACTCGGCTAATAATGTAACAAAACAAATCAATTTTATCGATGCTTACCCGACTAGTCTTTCATCGTTACCATTTGATATCACGACAACCGATGTAGAATATCTTACTGCAGTTGCCACATTCAATTATTCATACTACGAATTCATCTAATGAAACCTTTATATAATGAGATCAAATATCGAACAGTGGATTGAGGAGTTTGTCTCAGTTCATAATGAATCGCTAAACCAAACACCATGCCCGTATGCAAAAGCTGCATTAGTTAAATATATAGAAACAGATGACCTTGGTAAATCATTAGCTGATGTAATAAATAATTGGTCTGATTCACATCAAGTTGTATGTTTATATACAGCTACAGAAAATTATACACCTTATAATTTAAATCATTTAATAATGGAATTTAATGCTGTAGCAATGCCACATGATATTGTTGCATTAGAAGATCATCCAAATGACCCAGAAATTATTAATGGTGTCAAAATGAATTTTGGCAAATGTATATTAGTATTAGTACAAAGACTTAGCGTTATCAATAGGAAAAGCTTAGCATTAAAAGACCAAGGTTATTATGATAATTGGTCAGAAGAGAATTTAGATGACGTAGTTAATTGGAGATTTAAATGAGTTACTCATATGCGAGGATTAATTTAGAGAAAACTAATTATAGCAAAATAGATAATACAGATATTATAGATTATTATCCACGTATGCCACAGGATTTAGATAACATATATTATAAGTATTGTAATCATCATGCATTTAATAGTGTAATGCCATTATTTCCAATCGAGTATGAAGAAAATACTATCCATGGATATTATGATACAAATCACGATGGGCTTTATGATGATTATCATAATCATGGTGACTCAAAAATAATGGTAGGATTTAGTATGATATGTGAATTTGATAATGAAAATGCTGAAGCTTATCAGTTTGCTTGGGATTATAGAAGACCTAAATTACATTTGGGCCTTGCTAGCTTAAGACATGAGTGTGCATATTATAAAGAAAAAGGATTTAAGTATCTGTATATCGGTGGAGCAGATGAATATAAACAAAAGATAGATGGATTTGAGATAATGAGTCCAGCAGCTTGGATAGATGGAAGGTGGACAATAGATGGATTCGAACCAGTACAAAATAAATAAAGCAAATGCATATAACGGTTGGGACCCTTTAAAACAGGTAATCCTCGGTAATGTATTTGAACCAGAGTTTTTTGAAACTGTTGGTGACCCTAAACTTCGGGATTTACTCCAGCAAATCTTGTATGAAACCCATGAAGACTTAACAAATATCCGCACGACGCTTGAGGATTTGGGTGTTGAAGTAATTCAACCACCAAGGAATTCAATGGATGGAGTTCGTGAAGAGGATATGTTTGATACTATTCAGAGTGTAATGGATGCCTTCGGAAAGAATGAAGTTATTGATTTTATTTGGAAACCATGTCTTATGCCAAGAGATAATTGGATTACTTTAGGTGATAAGATTCTTTTTACTGGTTCAGACTTTACTAATCCATATAAAATTAATCCTGATATTATAGATCATTATCCAGTGAAAAATTTAATAGAGAGGGATGGTTCCGGCTTTAGCATAAACGATCGCCCTCACACTTACAGTAATACTTTTTGGGCTCCTCAAATTATACGTGTAGGCAATAAACTTATTATTGATGAAGAGGATAAAACTAATTTAGGCGAATGGGTTTTAGATAAGTATCCACAATTTAAATCTACTTCTGCAATAACAGCGGGAGGACATACTGATGGAGCAATGTGTTTACCAAAACCAGGATTGGTTATTCATACACCATGGATAGATGGAAACATTTTTAAAGAGACTCTTCCAGGTTGGGATATTCTTGGAATTCAAAATCCAAACCAAATGCAAGCTGATAATGCTCATGAATGGAATGGACTTAATTCATGGAGGTTAGAGAAAGATATTACAGAAGGTAGATGGTGGACACCTCAAGCTAAATCAAATCCAGAGCTTGTCAAATTTGTAGATAGCTATCTAAGTGAATGGACTGGTTTTGCAGAAGAAAGTATATTTGAAGTTAATATGCTTAGTATATCTGAAGAGGTTATCCTATCATTAAACTATCAAAAAGAAGTTCACGATAAATTAAAGAAACATAATATAGAACCGATATACTGTAGATTTAGACATAGAAATTTTTGGGATGGTGGCTTACATTGTTTAACTTTAGATACATATCGCGAAGGCGGTATGCAAGATTATTTTGCTAAGTAGATCTGATATAATCAACCATGCAATCCAAGCTATTAAGGCTAAAGACTATTTAGAAATAGGCTGTGCATATAACGAAAACTTTGATAAGATCAAAGTAAAAAACAAAGTCGGAATCGATCCGAACTCAGGTGGAACATTACGTATGACTAGCGATGAATTCTTTGCGGTTAACCTAATGAAATATGACGTCATCTTTATTGATGGGTTGCATGAACATAAACAAGTCTGGCAAGACTTCTGTAATTCAGTTAAAATTCTAAGACCTAGAGGGATTATAATCTTGCATGATATGTTACCACCCGGAGAGCAACAAGCTATTTGGCCGTTTGAAGAAGATCAAAAAAATGATGCACCGCGTTGTGGTACAAGCTGGAGAGCTTCATTCGACATACTAAAATTACAGAAAGAATATTTTATTATAGACAGAGAAACAGGTATAGCTATATGGAGAAACAATGATGTACCAAATGATATTGATTTTGATTCAGAGACTATTACCTGGAATGAATTTCAAGAATGCCGATCGCGCATGGGATTCGATGTGATAGATTCAACTACAGGTTTACAACGTATGTACAAACTGCGCAAACTATGATATAATATAACCATGGATAGTAATTGGAATAAGCACACAGGTCTTAAAGATCCTACGTGCGCATTAAAATTTGTATGGTCATCTATAAAACTAAGCGAAGGTACATCCGCTAGTTGCCATAGAACCACATATGATAAGATACCTGAGGGAGACTTTGGTAAATTTCATCATACCCCTACTAAAATGGCTACGCGTAAACTTATGCTGGAAGGTAAATGGCCAGGTAAAGGTTGTGAGTATTGTAAAAAGATAGAAGATGCTGGTGGTATTTCAGATAGAATGGAAGCCAATAGCATGAAATCTGAACTCTTTAGTACAACTAACTGCACAATATTAGAAATGTATTTTAGTAATGTATGTAATCAAGCATGTATATATTGCTCTGCTGAATATAGTTCTACATGGGAAGCCGAAAATAAAAAGTGGGGTTTAACACAAAATATTAATGACTATGCATTAGACTTCTTTCAAGACAAAGAGAATTTTAAAAGAATAAAAAATGAGTTCTGGGAATGGATGGAAGATAATCATAAGCCATTAGTTAAATATAATATATTAGGTGGCGAACCATTCTTTCAACCAGAGTTATTAGAGAATTTAGACTTCTTTGAATCTCACCCTTGCCCTAATTTAGAGTTAACTATATTTACTAATCTAAAATGTCCTGAACAAAGATTTCGTGATACTATGGATCATATAGAATTCTTACGTGCAATAGGTAACCTAGGTCATATAAGAATTATTTGTTCTATTGATTGTTGGGGAGAAGCACATGAGTATACACGTTGGGGATCAAAGCTAGAAGAGTTCGATAGGAATCTTGGTATACTTGCATTAGATTATAAAGATATAGAAACAGAAATCCACATGACTATGGCCGCTACAACAATAAGGGCTATGCCAGAATTAGTAACAAGATTAAACTATTGGAATAATCTAAGAAATCCATTAAGAGAAAAGGCACCTGAAGTAAAGTCAGGTGTGAAAGAGAATTCAAAGATAAAACCTATATACATCTCTGGTAATTTTGTTGTATGGCCAAATCATATGGCACCTGATATATTCCCAGCAGGATTCTTTGCAGATGATTTTAAAAGGTTATATGAAGAGTTAGACAAAGGTGTATGGAAATATCGTATCTATGAACTAATGAGAGGATATGAAAAGTCAATAGATAATACGCCTGTCAATTATGAGATGATTAAATTACTTAAGACTGAATTGACAGATATAGACAGAAGGAGAGGATGCGATTGGAAGAAAACATTCCCATGGTTAAACGATTTTAATACGGATATAAATATTAATACATTATGAATACAACTGAAATACTTGAGATGTGGAAGAAAGATGGCCAGATCGATGAACTAAAATTAGATGATACTACTATAAGGATGGCACGTATCCATAGTAAGTACTTAGAGTTACTTACCATTTCTAAAATGACACGTAAGAAATATGACTTAGAGTATAAGACATTGCTCAAAGATAAATGGCTTTACTATAATGGAAAGTTATCTAAAGAAGAAATAGATAAATTTAAGTGGGAGTATGATCCATTCGGTGGATTAAATAAACCACTTAAAGGTGATATGAATTATTATTATGATGCTGATACTGATATCCAAAGATCACAAGCACTATTAGAAGTACAAAAGATTCAAGTAGAAACTATTGAAGAAATAATGAATACTATAAGATGGCGACATCAGAATATTGGTAACATTATAAAATGGAGATCCTTTGAAGCAGGTGTATGATATTAACAGTAGAAGTTAAAGACAATGCCTTTATCTATGTGGACTGTGATGACAAAGGCATTATACAGGAACTAGCAGAATATTTTACGTTCTTTGTTCCTGGCTATAAGTTCATGCCTCAATTCCGTAACAAACTATGGGATGGCAAACTCAGATTACTTAACATGCGTGACCAATCCATATACTCTGGATTATTTGGTCATATAAAAGCTTTTTGTTTAGACAGAAATATAGAGCTTCAATCAATATTAAAAGAACCACCAAGTAAATATAATCTTCCAGGAATGGATTACCCTGTCGATATGTCTTGGTTTGAAACATTACCAATACCACATATACTAAGAGACTATCAGTTAGAAGCTATTGAACATGGTATTCGAACGAGGTCAGGTCTTCTAGTATCTCCTACAGCTTCAGGTAAATCATTAATAATATATCTCCTTATGAGATATTTTTTAGCTCGTAATGAAGATAAAGTATTATTGATTGTACCTACCACTTCCCTTGTTAGACAAATGTATACCGACTTCTGCAAGTATGCAGATAATGATGATAGCTTTTTTGTTACGGATAATTGCCATGAGATTATGGCAGGTCTTGATAAAGGCCATAAGACTAAACGAGTGTATATATCCACATGGCAATCTATATACAAAATGCAAAAAGGATATTTCCAACAGTTCGGTATGGTTATAGGTGATGAGGCACATAACTTTAAGGCTAAGTCTCTTACTAGTATACTAACTAAATGTACTGAAGCTCGATATAGATTTGGAATGACTGGTACTCTTGATGGTACACAAACACATAAGCTTGTTCTAGAAGGTCTATTCGGACCACATAAAAACATCACAACCTCTAAAGCTCTTATTGATAGAGGAGATCTTGCAAACATATCAATTGACATATTGTTACTTAAACATAAAGAAGAGCATTGTAAAGAAGTAAGTAAGATGAAATATCAGGATGAGGTAGATTGGATTGTTACAAATGAGAAGAGAAATAACTTTATAAAGAATTTAGCTATCGATCTAAAGGGTAATACATTAGTATTATTCCAGTACGTGGAGAAGCATGGCGAACCGCTGTTTAGATCAATCGATAAAGCAACAGATAATAAAAGAAAAGTATTCTATGTGAGTGGTAAGACACCCGCTGACACGCGCGAAGAAATTAGAGCTATAACTGAACAAGAGTCTAACGCTATATTAGTATGTTCATATGGTACATTCTCTACTGGCATTAATATAGTTAACCTACATAATATAATATTTGCCTCACCATCTAAATCTCAGATAAGAGTATTACAATCTATTGGTAGGGGATTAAGAAAGAGCACATTAGATACCAAGATATATGACATAGCCGATGACCTACATTGGAAATCTAATAAGAATTTTACACTTAACCATGCCGCAGAACGCGTTAAGATATACTCTAAAGAAAGATTTAAATTTAAGATGCACGAAATTAAATTGTTATAAATACATATATGGAAAAGAACTATCCAGAACACATATCAGACATACCAGTCAAATTATATAAATTGGTTTCAGGCGAATCAATTCTTGCATACACACATGATTTAGATGAAGAATCAAGTGGTGCATTAATTGGTATAGAAGAACCAATGAAAGTAATAGTTGAAGAAGACAATCGTTATGTTATGACTCCATGGTTACCATTCTCAAATCAAAAATTACACGTCCTTGAGGATTTTAATGTTATGATTACTTCAGATGTTAATGATGATGTTAAAGCACATTATATGAAAATAATTTTAGATGAGATTAAACAAGATAAGGAATTGTTGGCAGATGAGATGAGGATGGTTAAAGGAAACGCCACCACCCATTAATTATATACTGTCCCTCCGCAGAGATACTCTCTTATTATATCATATAAATAGGTCAATGTACATACTTTCGCGAAAATAAATATGCAAATAACTAGTAATGCCGCAGACAAAGTAGCTGGAATGAAATCAGCAACCGAAAACCTAAGAGTTTATATATCTGGTGGTGGATGTTCAGGCTTTAGTTACGGTTTTAAATTAGATGAGACATCAATTGATGGTGATTATAGTATTGAGAAAAATGGTGTACAAGTTCTGATAGACCCTATGAGCTATCAATATCTAGAAGGAATAACAATCGATTATGTCCAAGACTTACAAGGGGCACGGTTTCAAATAAGTAATCCAAACGCTAAAACAACATGTGGATGTGGCTCATCTTTTAGTATTTAAGTATGTACAATTAAGCGTTTTGTGATATAATGTATATAACATGGAGATATTATGACTGAAAAAATTAAACCAAGAGACAAACCCCATTACGTAAATAACCGACAGTTTTCATATGCTGTCGTTGACTATGTGACCGAGGCAAATGAAGCCAAGATAAATGGAGACAAAAATCCAGTAGTACCAGATTATATTGCTATATGCTTTATGAAGATTTGTGAAGGTCTATCCCATAAACCAAACTTTGTACGATACACATATCGAGATGAGATGGTTATGGATGGAGTTGAGAACTGTCTTAAAGCAATATACAATTATAGAATAGATGCAAGCACGAGAACCGGTAAGCCTAATGCATTTTCTTATTTCACACAGATAGCTTACTTCGCCTTTATACGTAGAATCGTTAAAGAGAAAAAGCAATCAGATATCAAATTTAAATTCATGGAGCAAGCCAATATAGAAGACTTTGTATCTAGCATTGATGTAAATAGTCCTATTGACCAGTCATTCCTTGATACACTTCGTGAAAAAATATCTAAGATTAAAGAAGTCGATACTCAAATTAAAGACTTTGAAAAATCAGAGAAGGTTAAAAAGAAAAAAGGATTAGAAAAGGTAATGAACGATGGATAGAGTGGTGAGAAGATTTTTAATAGTAGGATTTGGTATAGTAGGTAAAGCAGTACATGCTGGTTTATTACAAAATGAAACATACGATGTGGCAGTATTAGACCCACCTCTTGATATGAATATATTAGATGATGGAATTCGTAACTATGCTGACTATAACTTTTATGATGGTATTATATTAACTTTGCCGACACCGCAAGGTCCTGTAGGTGAATGTGATGATATGGCTGTTGAACAATATGTACAAGAAATACGTAAGGTTGCACCAAGAACACCTATACTAATTAAGTCAACGATATCAATTGAGCTTATAGATTTATTAGGTGATGATCCATATCTAACAACTAATCCAGAGTTTTTAACAGAAGCTGATAACCTAAGTGAATTCTTACATCAAAGATTTACTATCTTCGGTGGACGTCAATGTCGATTTTGGTATGATGTATTTCTTCATGCTGGTATTGTTATGGACAATGTTAAGTTTACTGATAAACGAACAGCGGCATTTGCAAAATATGCAATTAATTCATACCTTGCCACAAAGGTAATATTCTTTAATGAGTTAAGAGACTTCTTTGGTCCCAAAGGATTTGATGAATTAACTGAATGCATTTCATTAGACGAACGTATTGGTTCAAGTCATATGATGGTTCCTGGACCAGATAGAGAATATGGATTTGGTGGTATGTGTTTTCCAAAAGATACAAGTGCATTTCTAAGATCTAGCCATGGTAAATTAACCTTATTAGAAAAAGCAAGACAAATTAATGATGATATAAAGGCGGATCGTAGATGGATATAATAATGACAGGATCATCTGGCTATATAGGAAGTCACCTTGCACCATACTTAGAAAAGGCAGGACATAGAATATATGGTTATACTGGTGAGATAACAGAATTCGATTATATAAATGGCAGTTTTGATATGGTTATTCATTTAGCTGCATTGACTGGAGTTCGTAGATCTTTAGATTGGCCTGATGAATATTTTGATACAAACGTACATGGTACGAGAAAGGTATTTGAATTTTGTTATAGACGTAATATAAAATGTATGTATGCGTCAAGTTCAAATGCTTATGAATGGTGGACTAACCCGTACGCTACAACTAAAAAGATTAACGAATTAGATGGACATGACTTTGTAGGCTTTAGACCTCATACAGTTTATCCAGGAAGAGAGGATATGATGTATCATAGAATGACAGAAGATCCTGAATCAGTTGAATATATAAATGGATATCATGAGAGAGATTGGACTCATATAGAAGATTTATGTTCTGCTATATGTACATTGATCGAAAACTATGATATAATGAAGGGTAAGGTGCAAGATATTGGAACAGGTGAGTCAATCAATTTAAAAGAGGTAGCTGCAAAATTAATGCCTTATAGAACACCTGAGATAAGAGCAGAGAATCCAAAAACAGAACGTATAAAAACATGTGCGGATATAACAAAATTAAAGGAACTAGGATGGGAAGCTAAGCATAGAGTAGTATCTAAATGAGAGTAGACAAAGAAACGATATGGCATTTTGTATGTCAATATTGTTCTGCCTATTGGAGCATTGCTACTATGGAACACGATTGGAAACCAAAGAAATTATATTGTCCACACTGCGGAAAAGAGAATGAGGCTGAAGAATTATGATTGGACCTTTGCAAGTGCATTGGCTCCAGAAATATGTAAAGAAATAATAGACCATGGTTTATCACAAAGTCCAAAGAGGGCAACAACTAGTGGTGGTGTTATTAGTGATAAAAGAGATTCAGACGTAGTCTGGTTATATGATCCTTGGTTGTTTGATTATATACTACCTTTTGTTGAGAGGGCAAATAGAGAAGCTGGTTGGAATTTCCAATGGGATCCTGTACACATGCTTCAATTCACAAAATACGGACCAGGACAATTTTATAATTGGCATAGAGATACAAGTATAAGGCAACCAGATTCGGAAGGTAAAATAAGAAAGATAAGTGTTACTGTAAATCTTAATGATGATTATGAAGGTGGAGAATTTTATATCGATGCTGAAAATCATTATGGTAAGACTAGTCCTAGATTGAATGAGAATTTAAAACTTCCAGGTTCAATTGCTGTATTCCCAGCTGATATATGGCATAAGGTAGATCCAGTAACAAAGGGAATAAGATATAGTTTAGTTGTATGGTTAACAGGAGATCCATTTAAATGAAGATAGCAATACTGAATGATACCCATTGCGGTGTCAGGAATTCATCACAGATATTCATAGACTTTCAAGAAAGGTTTTATAATGAATTATTCTTTCCATTCTGCAAAGACAATGATATAAAACATATAATACATCTCGGAGATTATTATGACCATAGGAAGTTTGTAAATTTTAAAGCTCTTAATGCTAACCGCAGACATTTCCTTGAGCCTATGAAAAAAGCTGGTATGACAATGGATATTATTCCAGGCAACCATGATGTATTTCATAAGAATACAAATGAGCTCTGTTCTCTTAAAGAACTATTAGGATACTATACAAGCAATATCAATATTATAATGAAGGCATCTACTTTAAACTATGATGGATGCGATGTACATTTAGTACCATGGATTAACCCAGAGAATTACGATAACTCTATGAATTTCTTAGCTAGTAATAAAGGTATTGTAATGGCTCATTTAGAGTTGCAAGGATTTGAAATGATGAGAGGTATTAAACAACCTATAGGTCATGGAATGGGTGTTGAACCATTTGCACATTTTGATATGTGTTTGTCTGGTCATTATCATGCAAGTTCACAACAAGGCAACATCAGATACTTAGGATGTCCAATGGAATTTACATGGGCTGATGCAAATGATCAGAAATATTTCCATGTATTTGACACAGATACAAAAACAGTAGAGGCAATAGCTAATCCTCTCACATTATTTGAGAAAATATATTATGATGATACTGACACAGATTACACAAATTATGATATAAATACTCTTACAGGCAAGTTTGTTAAAGTAATTGTTGGGAATAAGTCTAACCCCTTCATGTTTGACAAATTTATTGAACGGATATCAGAGCTGAATACACATGATTTAAAGATAGCTGAAAATTTCTCTGAGTTCTTAGGTGAGAATGTTCTTACCAACATAGAAGATGTGGAAAATACAACTGACTTAATGGCAAGTTATATAGATGGTGTGAATACAGATCTTGATAAAGAGAAACTCAAGACGCTGATGAACAGTCTCTATAATGATGCTATAGATATGGAGATACAGTAATGAAAATGAAAAAAATTTCAAAAAGTAGATGGGCAATGTTAGCATTTGTGGTAGCATGTCTTATCGTTTTATTTAATGTAGCCGGATGTGCAATGCTTGAAAACAAAATGAATACTATGAAAGGTTTAGTAGGCATGGATGACACGATTGTTGTCGAGACACCGGTATGTGAAGGAGAAACATGCGAGGATATAAGAGGCTAGATCAAGATGATCCAGATAGACTCCTATGGGGAGTTTATCAATTTGCAGTAACATGTATAATTATAGGATTAATAGCATGGCCAATAGTGGTTTGGGCTGAACAAGTATGGACAGACTTCAGCCCTGAACCTGAGGCAATAGAGATTGTAACTGATGAAACTCCAACAACAGATCCGGATATACAACCGTCGACGGTTGAAGGGTCAGATAGTGAGGGTTTAGACAAAGAAAAGTATAGACAATACTTTGAAGACAAGTCTCTTGTGCTTATGGTCTTAGGTGGTCTTGAATATTGGAAAATGAATTGTGGTGAACTATCAGACCCAGGAAATTATTTTATGAATCTTGCTATTAAAAAACATGACATAGATCCAGAAGAAATGGATATGACTGCAAGTTTTCAAACTGGTTTATTTGCTGCACAATTATATAATAACTGTGATATATTTTTAGAGCAAACAAAAAGTATTGGTTTAGATATGATGCTTAAAAAATAAGTATGTACAATAACGTTTATTGTGATATAATATACCCATGATATTATTCAAAGAACTTACTTACAAGAACTTTCTCTCAACAGGCAACAACCCAATAATAATAGATCTCAATAAGTCGAGATCTACTCTTGTTGTTGGTACAAATGGTACAGGTAAATCTACCATTCTCGATGCCATATCATTTGCTTTATTTAATAAGCCACATCGTAATGTCAAAAAGGGTGGCTTAGTTAATTCAGTAAACGGTAAAGGTTGTGTGGTCACTATAGAATTTGATACTGCCGGACATACTTGGAAAATAATACGTGGTATTAAACCAAATAAGTTTGAAGTATATCAAGATGGTAACATGATAGATCAGCAGACTAATGTTAGAGACTATCAAAAGTTCTTAGAGCAAAACATATTAAAGCTTAATCATAAATCATTCCATCAAATTGTCGTTCTCGGTTCGAGTTCGTTTATACCATTCATGCAATTGAAAGCGTGGGATAGACGTGATGTCATTGAAGATCTATTAGACATTGGTGTATTCAGTAAGATGAAGACTGTATTAAAAACACGTAATGCTCAAGCTAAAGAATGGGCAAAGAATTCACATGTTGCATCGAATAATCAGAAAGATAAAATAGAACAACAAAAGAAATATATAACACAATTAGAAGAGATTAATAAAGATGCAAAGCAATCATTTAATGAGGACATAGCAGATCTTCAAAAGAAGATAGATTCTGCAAAGACTAAATTGGATAAATATCCTGATGGCTTACGTGGCAATCTCAATTCCTTAAGGAAAGTCAGAGAAGGTTTGACTGATGCTAAGGGTAGATGTAATCATGTTATGAAAGAGCTTGTTGGTAGAGCTAAGTTTTTTGAGGATAATGATGATTGCCCTACATGCACACAAGAGATTAATAAACAATTAAAGACTGCAATGCTTATTGAAGTCAAAGACCAAGCAAGGAAAATACAACAAGAGATTACCCACAACACAGCAAAGATGGATTCTACTGTTGATACCTTAGATGGTGTACAGACACAGATATCTGAAATGGCTGATATTAATTCTAAGATCTCGGCTCATACAAATAATATGACTGCATTAATCAATAAGCAAGTCAAAGAAGTTGATATTGATAAGCCAGCTAAAGAGCTCGTGGATATGACCTATGATTTAATTGATATACAGGACAATCTAACTGAAGCTCAGGATGAGATATTATATAACGAAATAGCCGCTGAGATGCTCAAGGATACAGGTATTCGAACGAAAATAATTAGAGAGTACTTACCGGCGATGAATGCCCTTATAAACAAGTACTTACAGGTACTTGAGTTTTTTGTGGCATTCCATTTAGATGATAACTTTCAAGAGTCAATCAAGTCAAGACATAGGGACGAATTTGTATATGACAATTTCTCAGAAGGTGAGAAGATGCGTATTGATTTAAGTCTACTGTTTGCATGGAGACAGATAGCAAAGATGAAAAACTCTACAAACACAAATCTGTTAATCCTTGATGAGACATTTGATTCATCTCTAGATGATGATGGTACAGACAATCTAATGAAGATCTTAAAGACACTGGAAAGTCATACCAACACATTTATTATCTCTCATAAGCCAGACTTCCTTGAGAGTAAGATGGAAGACAAGATCCAGTTTGTCAAGAAAAACAACTTCTCCGCGATTTTCTAGTAGAATATTATTCTACAAACAGCGGCTTTCATAGAAAAATAGTACTATTTTCGCGGTTTGACCGCAAATAGTTCTACGGCGCACCGCAAACTATGATATAATATACCTATATTATGATGAAAAAGGAAATGAATAACGGACGGACTGGGCACTTGGGGAGCCCCGCAGATTGTAAACCTGTCGCCTCTGGCTGTAGTGGTTCGACTCCACTTCTGTCCACCAACATGTGCAAGTCAATGGTATCAACACATTCTCTGGCACACCAACTCGCCGCATCTGGACCAGTAACTTTCCACACAAGCGGGTCAAACTATGATATAATGGTACATATAAAATAAAAAAAGGACATATTATGAATAAAGTGATTGAAGAATTAATGAGAAAATATCCTAAGAAGGTTGAATTCTCAGCAAAAATGATTAAAGAAGCTGCGGAGGCTATTGGTGAAAATCCTAGGTCTGCGTATGTGAATATTAGATATACACACAATGCACCTACAGTGCGTCGCGGTGTATATAACTTGGAAACTATGATGCCAAAATCAGCTCGTCCTAAAAAGGTTGCTGTTGAAATGGTCAAAGGTGTTGAGTCAGTAACAAACGATGAAGTTTTTGTTCCTGAATTTGATGCTACTTTTGTTCCATGGGGAAACTTTACTGAGATAGTAAAAGTTCTTAAGTCTGGTATGTTTTACCCAACTTATGTATCTGGATTATCTGGTAACGGTAAGACTTTCCAGATCGAACAGGCATGTGCGAAATTAAATCGTGAATATGTACGTGTTCAGATTTCTCCTGAGACTGACGAAGATGATCTTATCGGTGGTTTTCGTTTAATCAAAGGTGAGACAGTTTTTCAAAAAGGTCCAGTTATTAAAGCGATGGAAGCTGGTGCGGTCTTAATGATCGACGAGATTGATCGTGGTACAAATAAAATTATGTGTCTTCAAGGTGTTCTTGAAGGTAAGCCAGTTCTTATTAAAAAGACTGGTGAAGTTGTTGAACCTAAAGATGGTTTTAACGTAATTGCTACTGCTAACACGAAAGGTAAAGGTTCAGAAGATGGACGTTACTCAGGTGCTACAATTATTGATGATGCTTTTTTAGAGCGTTTCACAATTACTCTTGAACAAACATTTCCTACTATGAAGACTGAGGAAAAAATTGTCATGAAACATATGTCAAAGTTTGAAAAAGTTGACGAAGAATTTGCTAAACTTTTAGTTGGTTGGGCAGATGCTATTCGTAAGACTTTTTATGATGAAGGTATTGATGAAGTTATTTCAACTCGTCGTTTATGCCATATCGTTCAAACTTTCTCAATATTCAACAAACGTGATAAAGCAATCGCTTTATGTGTAAATCGTTTTGACGAAGATA